TAGATGCGCCCGATGGCGTCCTGAAACCGACCAGACGCATATTGCGGATCGACTTGGTTGACGTAGTAGGCAATCTCGCTATTCTTGTTTGCCGTTACCGCTGCCAGCGTCGATGCAAGCTGCCCTTGAGGGGTTTCTAGAGCTGGGTTTGTGCCGCCGCCAAACGCTGCATCAATATCCGTTTGGACACCGGCCAAAATATCGGCTTCTGTTGGCAGCACTACCCCGGTCGGCGTGAACGTCAGTGCTGGAACGCTAGAAGACGACATTATTGCTTACTCCGTTTTCGTCAACAAACTGGATTTGCCCCGAAACAGAGCGGGCATCAATTGACGAGATTATACAGCGGGCGCTCACAACGCCGGGCACGGTCAATGCTGCATTCTCAAGGTAGGAAACAACCAAAGACACAGGGGGTAAATGCCCAAGCACATCCTCGAAATATGGAATGCCTTTTTCGGTGTCATACCAAAGCTCACCGATAAACAAACGAACCGCGCTCGCCACATCTTGCGCCAAAGCATAAGGCGGGGAGGCCACAGCGATATTCCCTGCACTATCAAGCACCAAGTCCCATTTGTCTTGGTCGAGCAGGAGTGTCTTGTACATCGTCATGTCGGTGTCCCTGTTGTGCCTGAGCCTGTCTGGACGCCGCCATGGCGGTGTGTGTGCAGGCTTGTGCCTTGTGCGGTCACATCGCCGCTCGTGGTTGTGATGTTGCCCGAGAACGTAGCATTGTTGCCTGCGCCTGTTTGTGTCAGTGGCCCATTGATGGTTGTTGCCCCAGTAATTTCAACGAGGGGTGCGGTCACTGTTACTTTAGTCGGCGACGTGATCGCCACGCCTGTATCTGAAAACTGCACATATTGAGTCGGTGCACCGTTCAAAACGCCGCCGATATACAGCCCGTCCGCATACGAGAATTTTCTGGCGCTCCCTGGGTTTGCTTGCGCTTTGGTTTTCTTGACCTTGGAAATATCACGGCTTGCAAATGAACAGATGCCAATATCGCCTTTTTTGGGGTCCAGAATCACGGCATTTGTGCCGCCCTGCACGCGCATATATGGCACGTTGTAAATCGTGACGTGTGGCGTCGGAATACCGTTGCCGTCCACTTGATTAACCAATGGGGTTACGTCAACATAACCTACAGGTGACACCCCACCATCATTTGTCACGGATTCCACGCGCACAAGCGTAGTGGTTTGCACGCGGTTGATAAATTGCGAGATGACGAAAGCGAGTTGGTTATATTCACCCCACTGCGCTTGTGGCGTCATTGCCCCCTGGTTAATGTCACTGTCTGCCATATCCAAACACTTTCGGGTTTATGCCACGGAATACGCAAAACCATTGCCCATCTGGCATATCAGAATCAAGCGCATAATCTACGCTCGAAACTAACCAATCCCCATTGGCTCGTTTTACGTCAGTTTCAAGTCGCACCAACTGGTTAATCGCGATGGATGGATTGTAAATCGTTCGACAAACCACAGTTACGCCATCATATGATGGGTAACCGATCATTCCTGTTTCCCGTGAAATCAAAGGGATAGGCGCATCGAACGGTTTACCAATAGGGCTGATCTTGATTGATTTTTCGGTCGAGCTAATGATGCAAGTGATTTTCGCGTGATCTGCAAGTTGTTTCGCTTGGTCAATTCCAGTGTTATCTAAGTAGACGTTTTCAAGAGTTGCAGACACGCCATTATTGACAAACGTATACCCCATGCTTGCAGCAATTTGAGCCATTGCGTTAGCGACATCTACGGTCCCCTTAAAACTCTTTGGAGGCACAGCGCGCATACGGTCTGTTGCGGCTGTTTGCGCTTGGATATTCAGGCACACATCAGGCATCCCACCATATTCAGCCCATGCCGTGACGATGTTGCCAAGAAAAACCATTGATGTCATGTCGCCATCAATCGCTTCAACAGTAATCACATTCGGCTTGAACGACATCCACTCATACTGGTAAGTGGTGATTGCATCCATATCGGATTGCTTCATGCCGTAAATGTTGGCATTCAAGCTACCATAATGCAACCCACCAGCATCAGATATGGTTGTCGTCATCCGGTAGTTTTCAATAACAATTCGGTCACTGTCTCCGAACGTATTTTTGCCGAGCGTGATGGTCACTCGCAGCTTCTTCTGATTCTCAAATGACGCCATATTCGTCTGCCGTCAAGTAAATCAACTGGAATCGGTCGCCCAAACCTGTATATTCAGGGTCAGAAGTGCCTTGCGTGTCAATGAAGATGAAGTTACCCGAGAAGCCAAGGTAATCTGTCGGAATCAACGGCACACCGTTCAAGCACAGCACGCCGGTAACCATTGTGGTTCCATTCGACACGAAATCGGCGAACAGTCCGCGAGGCTTGGTGTAAAGGTTGATGACAACCGCCTGATTGGCGACGTTCGTCTGAATGGTCTGCGAAGCGGTGGCAGCGGTTTGGATGCTCAACATTTAGCCACCTACCAGACTCGGAAAGAAGTTCTGCACGGCTTGCAGCGCAGCGCGGGCCGGGTTCAATGCCTGCACCTTGCCGACGGTTTCACTCTGCGCCGCGCTTGGTTGTTTTGGCGTCTTGCCGCCCGTGTACTGCGCCGACACCTGACGAATTTCTTTGAGCGTCAAGTCAACAATCAGCAGGGTTGCCCCGCGATCCGCACGACGAGACACGACGTAAGACTCAATCGAGTAATTCACGTATTGAACCTCCGGCGTCACCACGCTGTAAAAATCCGTGTTCTTGGTTGCCTTGTCAATCGCCATCAGGAACTTTGAGCGGTCGGCTTCACTTCCAGAAAACGAAATACTGACAGCCGGGTTTGCGGGTGTCTCTACTTTGTTGTAGCTTGCAAACGATCCACGCTCAACAGGAAAATCGCTGATCCGCATGGCTTTCCCGTATTCCACGCTGACAGTGGACTGCACAGACCCAAGACCTAGCGAGTTCAGCGAAATCTTTTTGATGCCAGTGATGCCAGAAGGATCGCCCAGCGCTTTGCCGTTCTTGTCGTAGATGCCCCAACGCTGTTCATTCTGCGCAGCCGCCCAAATAATGCCGTTCACAGCACCCAGCAGAGCCGTCGTGGTCGCGTTCGCGCCAGTATTCGCCCGAGGAATGGCAGGCACTCCCGGCACATTCGGCACATTGGGGAAAGGAATCAGTGGCATCAGTTACCCAATCCTGTATTGGCTTGATATTGCATTTGCGTGTTCAGCGCAGCGCGGAAATCGCGGGCAATACCATTTGCGTCAGTGGCTTGAGTATAAACCTTGACCTCGTTGATCGCGACAGTTGTAGATTGCGACGCCCCCGGCGCGGACATGCCTGCACCCGGCAATGCATAACCCAAAACCCGCTGGTGATAATCCCGCGTTTCCTTTGGTGCGCTGCCGACACCTTTGCGCATCAGGTTACCTTGACCCCAATTGTATGCGGCAATAGCTTTGCTAACATCTCCGCCGTTTTGCTTGATAAGGTCGCGGAACATGCGGCCCGCAGCATCAGCGGATTCGTCAAAATCGTATGGGTTTTTCAGGCCGTACTGTTTTGCGGTCGCGGGCATGAATTGGAAGTGACCTTCTGCCCCTGCTGGGGACTTCATGGATTTTCCACGCCCTGACTCTGCGTACCAGATGCGATCCAGCAGGCCCTGCGGGAGGCCGTACTTCCGTTCGATCTTGGTTAGCTTGTTCCGTGGAGATGCACTGCTTCGCTTTGCCATTTCGGCATCTTGCATCGCGTGGATCTGCTTCATTCGCTCGTCTTCGCCTGCGTTCAACTCGCCAGAATGCAACAACAACGCACCGCCTACACCAAGAACTCGGCCCGCCGCAGCCGCAGCACCTCCGCCCGCCGCTGCCGCCACCCCTTCACCGGCAGTTGCTGTAGCTGCGGCAGTTGGAAGTAGTCTTTTGACGGCATACGCAATCACACCAATCTCGCCAAGAGATTTTGCGGCGCTTGCAATGTTTGCAGCCCATCCGTTTGTAGCTTCGTTCAGTCTGTCGAACATCTCCAGCAGTTTTTGGATAGCTGGCAGCATTTTGCTGGTCATGTCGTTGCTAGCTTTCGTTAGCAACAACGCATCTTGCACCGCTTTCTTGCGGGTTTCTTCGGCTTGGCGCGCAGCATCGTTGGACACTGCTGTTTGTTCCTTCTGCTTATCAATCAACGCCTGCAGGCTCTTCCGTCCCTCAAGCATCGCGTTCGCTGTGCCCTCGTCAATCCCCATCGCTTGCAGCGTGTTGAAAGCCGTGGTGCGGTCCATGCCTTGCATACGGTCCGCAAGGTCTAGCAGGATGTCGGTCCCTTTTCGGGCGTTGCCGTTCACGTCCATCATGGCGACGTTGAACCGGCTGAAATACGGGATCAGTCCGGACTGGCCCGTCATCTGCAATTCAGTCTGCGCCTTGCTCAACATCGTGAGCGTGCCACGAAATGCGCGAGCATCGCCGCCAGTGACCTCGACTGCGTTACCCCACGCTGAGATGTCCTTGGCGTTTTGCTGCAGGTTGCGCGAGAATCTGTAAATCTCAGCGTTCGTGTTCACCATGTCGGTGACGAACTTCTTGACGACGTACCCCGCCGCCATCAGAGACATGAGCTTGCCGAGGCCATTTGATGCCTCAGCGAAGCCCTTAGCACCATCCTTGCCCGCCTGGTTGAGCTTGTCGCCAGTCTTCTTGGCTTCGTTGCCCGTGTCCTTCAGCCCCTTGTTGACGCGATCCTGTTCGCCTTTGAACTTCTTGGCGTCCATTCCAAGTTGAACAATCAGCGAGTCAATAATGGTCGGCATGGCTATTTCACAGGTTGGTTGTTGTAATCATCGATCATGATGATTTCCATCATATTGTAGGCGTCCTCCACGCCATAGACGGTCTGCAATTCATGCAGCGTCGCCATACGGCGGGACACCAAAACCGCAATGATGGCGGGCACGTTCTTGTATTCGGCAATGTCACGCGAGCCGCCGCTTGGCCGACGTTTTAGATCGAGGCTGCGACGGCGCTCAAAAAATCCGTGTGGAGCTTCCAGACTTCGGCGCGGATCTTGATGCGGGTCATGACCTCCTCGATGTCTTGATCAATCAGTGGGCGCACCACATGCGGCTTTGCAGGGTCGGGCATGATCTGTACGCAGTCCCACATTTCGGCAAGCAGTGGTTCAGCGACTTCCCAGCGCAAATGCGACAACGCACGAATGCCAAGTTCCGCAATGCCAGCCATGCCCATGCGCTCAAAGCCCGGTGGAAGTTCCACCCCTCCTTCCATCAGCGCAAGGATTGCCCGAAATGCCCACGATTCGGCCCGTGCTGCGGGTAGCTCGGTGATAACGAACACCTTGCCCTTGTCGCGGTTGTCGTCGGTTACCGTGTAGTTTGTGCTCTTGCGTGCCATGTCATGCCTCTCCGCATGTTTCCTCTCCTAAAAGATGCCCCGGCAGATACGGGAGAGGGCGCATCCTGCCAAGTGGCAGCGCCGGGGCAAAACGGGTTAGATCAGCGAGCGGTCCACGGACTGCCAAGTGATCTGAAAGTCAACTGGAGCCAGCACCTTGTTGGCATCCGGGATCTGCTTTGCAGTCGTCAGCACACCGCGCACCAGCGAGAAGGCTTCGCCGGTAGAAGGCAGCGAGATAGAACCCGAGATGTAGTACACCTCACGGGCAGTCTTGCTGGCTTGAATGATCGTGGTGAAGATGTCGCGGCTAGGCGAATCCGCTTGCAGGGTCACGGTCTGCACAGTGGGCGCGGGGGTGTAGCCAGCCGTCATGCGGCCATCTACGCCCATTTGCACCTCGGACAGCACCAGTGCATCGGACGTAAAAGCCCGGTCACTGGAGTAGCCTTGCAACTGCACAGGGGCCGGGAACAGGCCCGGCACGGTGATGGTAAAAACGCTGTTCGCGCTGGTGATCGTGGTGTCAGCCATGTCCGTTTATCCTTTACAGAATGTCGATGGAGGCGATGGTGATCTTCTGCACTGCGCCGCCGTCGGTGTACCAGAAGTTAATGACCGGCGTGCCGCGATTGCCGCGCACTTGAGCGCCCGGATCAAGGATTTGCAGGTAGTAGCCTTGTTGTTCGATGATGGTTGCCACATCGCGACCAGCGGCTTGGTTGACCTGCGCCTTTTGCGATTGAGACAGCGACACACCGGCACGGATGGCACCAAACGCAAGCGCCGACAAAATCGGGTCCAACATCGCCGAGCGGATCAGGCTGTAGCCTGATTCGTTGTAGGGGATCGACTTGACCGAAGTCAACAGGGATAGCACGGCCAATTGCAGTTGGCTGTTCAAGTAGACCTGATCCACGAAGGTGTCGATCCACTTCCATTTGCCGGTCATCTGACCGTTGTAGAAGAAGTTGAACGAGTCATTCGCGGTTGCATAGTTGCCGTAGAAGCTATAGCCGTTGGCAAGAAGGTTGGCTGCGATCTGCTGATCGGTCACGGTGGCAGTGAAGCCGGACTGCGACTTGTATGCAGCCGTGATGCGGCCATTGACGCGGGAGAAGTCAATCGAGGCCACAGCGCCCAGCACGAACGCGGCCAGTGATGCGGTGTTGTAGACGGGCACGACGCCATCGTAGGCGGCAGTCTTGGCGATGTAGCCGAAGCAGGTCGTAGAACCGTTAACGATAGCCTGCGCGTCGCTGTCCCACGCCACGTACATATAACGCTGGTTCTGCGCGTTGGTCCACACTGCAAAAGCAGTCTTGTCGGCGATCAAAGGTTCCCACAGCGTCATGAACGAAACCCAGTTTTGGGTCTTGCTCTTGACCATATCCATGGCGGTGGCTGGCGTGTCAACTGCTGCACCTTGCGACAGGATCGCGCCGGTAGCGGTGGACAGCTTCAGGCCAGTTGCCAGAGTGCCCGATGCTTCGGTGATGGTCGAAGCTGTGCCGGTAGCGGTCACAGTGAAGATGAACACCGATTTGACGGCATCCCATGCGACCGTAAAGCCTGGGGATGTAAACGCGGCCTGAATCAGAGTTGCGGCATTGCTAAACGAGGTGGCGGCGCTCAAGTTGATCGTGCTGGACGTCTTGGCAGTGCCGCTCACGGTCACAGTCAGCACCCCAGACAAAGCCTGCAATTGGGTCAGCGTCATGGACGACAGAGACCCAGATTGCAGCCAAGCGCCACGGGCAGTATCCACAAACGGCGCGAAAATCAGCGTGCCGGGTTTTGCGGTCGAATTGTCGAAGCCCAATGAATAGACCTTGGCAAGCTCATATTCAGCCGATGCAGGGCCGAAGAATGCCGCCACGGCATCGGCACCCGCAAAAGACTGCACACCGTTGGTGGGCAGATATGTACTCTTGGAGAGAATGACGCCATTGAGTGCAAGCGGATTGCCGCCCGTCCCAATTACGCCAGGATTGACGACGACGACGTCACTTGCTGGAATGCTCATGTATCACCTCTTAGGTAAGGTCCACGGGGTTATAGGTCACGACCGTTGCAGTATCGGCAAATTGCTGAGGCAAAGTCACAACAGGATTATATTGCAGCGAGGCAGTGAGGGTAAATCGTGACTGCCATTGTTCTTCGCCAGTAAGCAGCGGGGATTGAATACCATCGCCACAATATAGCGGCTGGATATTGTCAGGAAACTGCGCAGCGCAATATGGCGTGCGGAATACGCTTTTCACGGCTGCGCACTGATTGCCCGCAGCGGGTCCGTAAAAGTCGATCTGCACATCGATGCGCTGCCGCCCTTTGGATGTGATCTGGTTGTTGTCGCCATCGTTTGTGATGTATGGCGTTTCAAGATCAACTTGCAGCAACTCGGTCAGCACGACGCAAGGCGTTGTCGGCATGGGCGTGCGGTTGGCCTGTGCCCGGACAATCTCAGCAGCGCCGACAAACGGCTGCAAGAAGTCGGCAAGCGCATCAATCACATTGTCAATGGTCAGGCTTGCCGTATACATCATTGCCCACCTTGCAGCACAATTGCCGCTTTCGTCCAAGTCGGCCAGCTTTCCAGTACCTTGACCACGAGCCATTCGGACCCGTCAGCGCGTTGCACGATGTCGCCGCCTACCTGAGTAGGGCGCACCACACCGGCCAGCGGGCCACGCAGATAGATTGCCCGAATCGTGCCTTGAATGTTCAAGCCTTCTGTGTGTTGCAGGTCTTTGCCGTCAAGCGCTTGGATCTGCGCTGGCCCTGTCACCGGATCAGCATACGCGGGCACCTGCTTTCGACCTTCGCCGATGGTGTAGCCGGTCGAGCGAAGCACGGTCACGATCTCATTAGGGTTGACCGTTGAGCTGATCCCGTTGGCGATGTTGCGCAGATCCATATCAGACCTTCACCGGAATCACATCACCTTCATTGATCTGGTATGTGATGCTGTTAATCATGTGGCTGGTGTCAATCAGCGGTTTCTCAAAGCCCTTAGCAGCCACTGTGCTGTCTGCCAGCTTTGGCGTTTCAAGGTCGTTGATTGATTGGATCAACTGCCCGCCGATGTACTCACCCATCAGGCCGAGCGTTTTAGCGCCGTCTAAGTTTGTGCCCTTCGCTTGTCGCGCCATGACTTCCGGCCAATTGCCAGAATCACGGGCGATCATGCCGCGAAAGAATGGGCGAGGCGGCGATGTAGCCGTGCCAAACTCATTCCAAAACGCCACCTGTGCCACACCCGTGCCATCCGGGTATTTCGCCTCACTCATGAAGCCAACATCAACATGCCCCGCGTCCATGCTTTCCGCAATAGCTTGCAGCTTTTTCATGAGGGAGTCAGCGCCTTTGAGTTCCATCAGAACACCGTAGGGCGTGCGCGATAACGGAATCCGCGCAGTGAGGATGTGGCTTGCCAGAACGCGGCACCATATGGCGTCTGCGTGAACCAAGAATGCGAGCCTGGCGTCAGGTACTCAAAAGACGCAGACACGGAGCCTTCCGCAGCCTGCGACACGCGACCTACCTGGCGGGCTTGCCCATCTGCCGATAGCGCACCACCCAAGTAGGCGATATGTGCGGTCAGCATGTTGAGCAGCATGGCCCGACGTGTCAGGTCTTGCACGATTGAATCGTCCGCATTGGACAAGTACAGGCCCGATTCCGTAAAGCAAGCCGACAGCGTCGAATCCGACACCGCGGCAAACTCAGGGTATCGGGCCTTGAAGGCCGTAGGATCAAATACGACCTGTGCCATGCTTAGTCCTTGGTGGCAACCTTGACGCCATCAGAGCCGTCTTGCGACAACGCTTCAAAGCCGGTTTTTTCGTTCTTCAGCTCCTTGGCCTTGGCTGCGGCTTCGGATTCTGTCGAGGCCTCAAAGATCGCTCCCGACTTCAGCGGCGCAAACTCTTTGTGAAATTCTTTCCATGCCGCCCAAAAATCGGCGTCCACGGGATTGGCGTAGTACCCCGCACCAATGATCTGCACGGAGTTCAAGCCCTTAAGCTCAACCTTGATGCGTGCGTCCTTGGGGTTCTCCAAAATGATGCCATGCGGCAAGCGGCACCCGATGATGATTGTTTTTGCCATGTATCTCTCCAGATTGGTAAGTGACAAGAGGCCGAAGCCCCTTGTCATTTTAGTTCACATCAAATTGCTAGCATCTGAGCGATCAGGAATGGGCGGAACAACACAGTGCCCCAAGTGCCTTGCGACTTCTTTTGCTTGAAGCTGGAAGCCTGCACGATGATCGGGTGAGCGCGCATCTTCTCAGTGAAGGCGCACGAGGCGGTGCGTTGACCGTCCATCTCTTCCACGATCAGTTGAGCCAGTTCGCCAGAAGCGGTGCTGTACTCAGGCGCGGTCTTCACGGTCAGGTTGGGGAAATTCTTGCGCAGAATGTCCATCACATTGACGTTGAAGTCCGTGGTCTTGGTCAGGTACACCTCGGAGATTGGCGAGATTGCCAAAGTCATCTTGGTGTCCAACTGAACCAGGCCGTTCGACTGTGTTTGCAGTTGCTTGTACAGCTTCTGGATATCGGAATTGATTTCTTGCGCGGTAGCCACCGACCAAGAAGTTCCGCCAGCGATCTTGGTCGTTGGGCTGATCGCAGCAGACAACGAAGGATCGTTCAGCAGGCCGTAGTTTTGCAGGCCCGACACACCGTAGAAGTAGCTCTTGTTCTGGAACTTGTTCAGAGTCAGAGCCGATGCGATGTTGACGCGGTTTGCCCAGTCGATGCGGGCCAGACCTGCGCGCTCCAGTTCGCGCTCGCCCCATTGCGTCATCACTTGGTAGTGGAACGATTGGCGTTGCGGGAAGTTGGAGTTGACGCCAGCCGAGCCAGACTCGCTGTAGTCACCGTAAGCGGTCGTCACGCCGGTCGATTCCACGACGGGGAACATCGCGGTTTCGGTCGTCCAGTCGCCCTTCTTGACTTCATCGCCCACGATTTCCGCAGCCTTCATCGGGGCCACCAAGACTTCGATCAGCTTGGGGTCGATGTAGGTCGTCAGGAAAGCAGGGATGCCGCTGTTGGAGGTCGTCACCAAGGTGGGCTGTGCATCGCAAGCGAAGCCGCCGTCTTGGGCGTAACGCAAAGCCTGGGCCGCGCCTTCGGCTTGAAATTCCGCGTTGACACCCATAAAGGTGATGCCAGCGCGGCTCATCAGTTGTTGCAGTACGGGATTCATGTTTGGTTACTCCCTTCGATTACAGAGACATGACAGCCAGTTCGCCGATGGCCGCAGATTGGGTGCAGACAAAGTCGGTAGCGATGTAGCTGGTTGCGGTGGCAGCGCCAGAGGCGACGGTTTGCGACACACTCAAGGTGTAGGTGCCGGTGCTGCCAGCGGTGCCGGTCAACTGGGCGGTGATGTAGGCAGGCGAGCCAGAGGCTTGCGTAACCAGATCGCCAACAGACAGCGAGCCAGAAGCCACAGCGGACACGGTCAGCGTGGTGCCGGATTGGGCTGCAGTGATCGAGGCCGAAGCGGGTGCAGAGGTTTCAAATCGGACGGAGCCGTCTTGGAACTTGGCATAGGCGTTTTCACGCAGCACGGCGGACGACACGTTGGCAGGCACCCAATAGTCACCAGTTTGCATGATGGTCACGGGGAAGCCGGTAGGGATCAGCGAACCATTCTCGGCGAGGTAGGTCGTGATCAGGGCTTGTTGTTCGCGGTGGATGAAGCCGTCAGGCTTGCCCACGCCGGTATTCAGCACGGTCTTGCCGTCAGACTGAATCCATGCGAAGCGACCAACGGTCACGCCAGCAGCGCCAGCGACAAAGCCACCTTCGGGGCCAACAAAAGCGCGGCGAGGGTTTGCAGAAGCAAAATCGCCAGCAACGGCAGGAGCCTGTTGCAATTGAACAGCGGTTTGGAATCCCATTTGATCCTCCTATTAAGCGGAACGGAAGCGAGACAGGCCAGGGAACTGGGCCACGACTGATGTTGCAGCGGAGTCTTGCGCAACTGCTGCGGCGGGAGCCTTGGCAGAAGCCACACGGAACAGGGCGCGGAGTGCTGCAACGCCTTCCACATCCTTGCGGTCAATCTTCATGTGATCCAGAGCGAACCCGTACACCTCGGCGGCGGAATCCATACCGATCACATCGCCCACCACGTCGCGGACTTCGCGGGCAGCTTCGGCGGCTTCACGCAGTTCTGCGCGCAGCTTCTTGCCGTAGGCTTCGAGAGCGGCATCCATGGCGGCTTCAGGGTGCTTGGTGGCTTCCACAGCGGCACCGGATGGCTCCTCGTCCACAGCGGCAGGTGCGGGCACCAAAGCCAAAGCGGCGTTCAGGGTTTCATCGTCCACCTTGCCAGCCAGCAGGGCGCGCAGCTTGTCGGCGGGCGACTCATCAGCAGCAGCTTGCGGCAGTTCTTGAGGGGTAGGCGATTGCTCAACGTCCAGCAGCGCATCGATCACATTGTCGATTTGCTGCGGGTCCATGTCGCCATCGAGGGCCATCAGTTTGGCCTTGATGTCGTCTTTCTTGAAGGTTTTGCGGTTGGCACTGCCTACCAGCGCGGGCAGCGCGGAGTCCGCAGCCAGCACGGGAGAGGCCGCACTCAATGCCGCAAACAGGGCCTTGCCCAGCTTGGTCATTCGCATTGCGGGTTCCTTTTTGAAGGGGTTGGAGTCGGCGACGATCACATCCGGCCCCGCCCTGCCGACCTCCACAAGGGCGAGATGGTTGCCGCGAATTTCGGTCATTCGGCCATCGTAGGCCTCACCCTCATATTCGCCGGGTTCCATAACTGGCACGTACCGATAGGCACACGACAACTCGCGCACCTTGTCGGTTTCAATGCCAGCGATTGCCTCAGCATCCCAAACGCAAATGTCTGCGTCCAGATACGGGGCATTGAATACAACGTCAGAGCCAATCGCGCCCACAACAATATCCGGCTGCGGAGAATCCACAGTGACCGGCACATGGGCAGACAAGATCGGCAAGCGTGCAAATGTCGGTGCAGCGCGCTCAAGCTCTACGGGATCGCGCAGCAGTTTATAAACGGTGTCAGGCTGCAAACCCAAATCCATATAGCCTGGAATTTCTCGCCCATAGTATGGATTCACCACAGCCTTAGAGATATGCGAACGCGCAACGTGCAAACGCCCGTCAGCGTCAACGTGACGAGCGGACTTATCAAATGCGAGTTTGATGTTCGGCATGTGGGTATTATGCACCATTTACTTAATGGGCAATTCTTCCCACCTGATCGCAAATATGCAGGTGGAATCTGAATTTCCGGGA